TATTGGCGCAGTAAGTGCATATTATTCTTATCAAGATCTAGAAACTGCCTACGAAAATTGGTATAGAGGAGCAGATGAAAACGGTGAAGAATATACCAATGCAGATTTTGCAACTGATGTAGGAGGCGAAATAGCTGATGTACTAATAAGCATGACTTTAGCAGGTACAGGATACAAAGCATATAAAGTCTCTTCAAAAACATTAAGAAATATCTGGAAACGCGGTAAGGCTGTGGCAGATGATGTTCCAATGCCTGCAAATTTTCCGGCTAGATTACAAAATATTACAATGAAAAATTGGATAATGTTATCCGTGGCAATAGGCACTGCAGGTCATGCACCTGGATATGTATGGGGAATACTCGAAGACTATTGGAGTGGTAAATTAACCAAAACGGATATGGCAATGCAGATTGGAGCACAATTATTATTAGCATTGTCGGCTTGTGCCCTTGTTAAAGTAGGAAGTTACGCAGCTACAGTTTCTAAACCTGTGTTTATGAATGCATGGAATTATGCAGTAAGTTTAGGTAAAGTTACAAAAGGTGTAACAGAAACAGCAACCGCGACGGGTGCAAGTAGTATTGCAAGTGTATCAGGAAATTTAGGTCCTATGCAGAGCCGAAATATGTATAATGCAGATGGTACTATGGTTAATGCGCTCGATTATGGAAATCTATTAGGTGGTGCGGCTAAGCCAAAGAAGAAGAAAAAAACACGTAAAAACACATAAATACTATATACGGAGAAAACAATGCGGCACAATGAAATTAAAAAGAAAGTCAATGAAGGCGGCTTAGCTGACATGGCTCAAAGGGTAGAGCAAGATCACGAAGTGCAAATGGCACGTTCAGACCTATATAAACTTGCAAAATATTCAATCAAATTGCACAACATGTTGGCAATGATTCCAGAAACCAAAGGCATAGAAGGTTGGCAACAGGCTAAAATAACCAAAGCTGCAGATTATATTAGCAGTGTTTATCACAATCTTGACTATGAAATGAAGTTTGATCAACAACAGGTTGCAGAAAAGAAAAAGTCTTCGTATAAAGATGGTTTAAGTGCTATGCTTGAATCTAAGAAAAAAACAGAATCAAAAGACGAACTTTGTAAAGAGTGCGGTAAGCCGAGTTGGAAAACACTAGACGAAGAAAAACAAAAAGGTGTTGACGGTAAAGTATGCTGGAAAGGCTACAGACGCATGGGCACTAAGAAAAAGAACGGAAAAACTGTAGACAACTGTGTTAAGGTTGACTAATGCTTGTTAAAGATCTACTACAAGAAGAAAATTGGTTATCAAAAGCATGGGATACAGTCATGCACGGCCCACAAAACGATGAACTTATTACATGGGTGAACAAAAACATTAGACGCAAAGGAACACAATGGATCTATAGGAACGTAGACAAAGAGTTTCCCAAAAGATATGTAAAGAGTGACGTAGACAAAGCAATACAAATAGTATTAGGTAGAGGTTAATATGACAGACTTTTATAAAATGAGCGCAATGATGAAGGACTTGTTTCCTTCAAATCCTCAAGCAGACAAACAAGCTCTACTAAAAATGGCAAATGCTCCGGCTCAAGAAGTTGCTCCACAAAAAGATTATGTCAATGAAAGTGTAAATGTTCCACAAGGTTCAATGCCGTTGGGTATAGATAGTGTAAGCGATTTTGCAAAACTTGCTGGAGTTATCACTGAAGGTACACAAAAAACTGGCAGTGCAGGACAAGCAAAAGGTTCAGATGCAATGCCTAAAATGTCTAAACCAAGTTCAACAGGTGAACAACCTCATCCACTCAAAGACAAACTAGTAGGCGAGGACGATATAGATTTAAAAGGTCTTACTCCGGGTGTAACAGCATTAGGTGGCGCATTAGATCCTGATGAAGATTTTAGTGCATTAATTGCAAGAGGATTAAAAAAAGCTGCAGACGGAATTGTTTTAAATGGTGAAGAAAGAGAAGCGGTTAGACCATACATTGAATTGCTAACAGTTATTATTAATACTCCCCAATTAAGAAATAATCTCATAAGCATGCAAAAAAGTCTAGAAAGAAAACGTCAATCTAGAGAAGAACCTCAAACAATTGATGACAATGACGAAGAAACAAAAGAAAGCGGTTTACAGTATTACACTGGTGTAAAAAAATACGGTAAAGAAGGTATGGAAAAACTTGCACAAGCAGGCAGAGAAGGTGCAAGTGAAGAAGAGCTTGGCGCTATCAAAGACAAATACAAAAAAACTGAATCCATAAAAGAACGTCTGTATAGAGAACTTAATAAACGCAGATGATATGGCATTTTTAGTACATCCCCTACCCCCAATATCAGTTTACGTAAGAAAAGAATATCTGTATGACCTCGAAAAAGGCCATGGCGAGTTTACTCCTGGTATTTGGATCAGCGTAAAATCAACAACGTATAAAGCTCTATACTTTGAAACACTGCTAACAGATTACGGTGCATTATATGACAAATTGCCTATAAGTGCATTTGTATGGAAAACAGATCACGGAGAACTGTTGCCTTTAGATGTTCTTCAGCTTTGGGATTGCTTTGACTATGATATCACAGTCATCCAAAAACCTCTACTATCAAGATGTGAATTTTTTGGTAAAGATAGACGTATGCACACAGGTGAATACGAATTTACCATAGATAATGCACACAGAGATCATTCCTATATAGATACAAACTTTTCAGAGCATGATCCTGAACACAAATCATTCAATGTAATACGACTTGATAATGGACAATTTGCCGCACAACCAAACAATAGAGTGATTTGGCGTGACAGCAGTTTAACACCAGAAAAGCTTCTAACACCAGATTTCAAAGTGTGTACCCAAAATTATGCTGTTGAAACTGAACCCAAATGGTCTGTAGGACACACAGATGAATGGCAGTATAAAACCAAAGACGAAGAAAAAAACAGTTGACATTGCCTAAATAATCCTATATAATAGATATAAATTAAGGAGAATCGCATGAGTGATCGAGTATATGGTCCTGAAGAAAAGGCCAAACTGGAGCGTCTAGTAAATGAAGGTGTTACAGTATTACAAGAAGTAGAAGATTTACAGGCTGGTTTAAAAGACACTGTAAAAGCAGTAGCAGAGGAATTGGATATTAAGCCTAGTATGATTAATAAGGCAATTAAAATTGCACAGAAAGGTGATTGGTCAAGAGTTGCAGAAGAGTTTGATGACTTGGAAACACTTGTTGTTACAGTTGGTAAGGACAAGTAATTGCAAAAAATACGAGACTTTTGGTCAAACAGTTATAGAAGTGACAGAACTGCATTTGCATTTGAGCTTGTTAGTTTTATTTTTACTGTTGGTGCAAGCATGACCCTTGCTATAAATGCAAGAGATCCTAATATGTTAATTGTTTATCCAGGATTTTTTGTAGGCAGTATTACTCAATGTTATGCATCGTATCGTAGAGGTGCGGCATGGGTTATGCTACTAACATTTTATTTTGCCTGTGTAAACATATTTGGATTTGGAGTTGCAGCATCATGGTGGTAAAACCTTATCAACCTTTAGCATGGTTTAGTACAGCATGTTTGCTAGTGGCAGCAACGCTTGCCGCATTTAATATCTACCCTTGGTATATATTTGCATTTATTGCAAGTAATAGCCTATGGGTTTTAATAGGCATATTGTGGAAAGAAAAAAGTTTAGTAGTCCTAAATGCAGGACTAACCGTAATTTATGTTGCAGGACTTGTTCTGTAATAAGTAATAGTACGCCCAAGACAACGGTCGGGCATGTAGAAGGTTAAGTTGGCCATAAGCAACGAAGGAGAAATGATTGAGTTACGTCGATGCATACTTTGACAGAGATTCTGATATTATCAGAGTAGTGGAACGCCAAGATGGGCAAAGACACTACACAGAATATCCCGTAAAATACACATTCTATTATGAAGATCCAAGAGGCAAATACAAAAGTGTCTATGGTGATCCTCTTACAAGAGTTGTTTGCAAGCATACCAAAGACTTTCGCAAAGAATTAGCAATAAACAAAAACAAAAAACTATTTGAAAGTGATATCAATCCTATCTTTCAATGTCTTTCAGAAAACTATTTGAATCAAGATGCACCTAAACTAAATGTTGCGTTTTTCGATATTGAGACAGACTTTGATCCAGAGCGTGGCTTTGCTGATCCAAGTGATCCATTCATGCCAATTACTGCTATCACTGTGCATTTACAATGGATGGACGCACTTATTACACTTGCACTTCCTCCGAAAACACTCTCAATGGAGCAGGCCAAAGAAGAAGTAAAAGAATGGGGTCAAGATGTTATCCTGTTTGACAACGAAGGCGATATGCTTCAAGCATTCCTTGATCTAATCGAAGACAGTGACATCTTAACAGGTTGGAACAGTGAAGGTTATGATATTCCCTACACTGTAAATCGTGTAAGTCGTGTACTAAGCAAAGATGACACTAGACGTTTTTGTTTATGGAAACAACTACCTAAAAAACGTGAGTATGAGAAGTATGGTAAACAAGCTGAAACCTATGACCTAATAGGCAGAGTGCATTTAGATAGTTTGGAATTATATCGTAAATACACATATGAAGAAAGACATACTTACAGACTTGATGCCATTGGCGAAATGGAAGTTGGTGAAAAGAAAACTGTGTACGAAGGTACACTCGATCAACTTTATAACAATGACTTCAGAACGTTCATTGAGTACAACAGACAAGACGTTGCACTACTGGACAAGTTGGACAAAAAACTAAGATTTATTGATCTTAGTAACGAACTTGCACACGCAAATACTGTTTTGCTACAGACCACAATGGGTGCTGTTGCAGTTACAGAACAAGCAATCATCAACGAAGCACATCACAGAGGACTACAAGTTCCTAATCGTCCTAAACGTGACGATGAAAACACAGCGGCCGCAGGTGCGTATGTTGCATTTCCAAAAGTAGGGGTACACAAATGGATTGGTTCAATGGACTTGAACAGTCTATACCCAAGTGTTATTCGTGCTTTAAATATGGCTCCAGAAACTATTGTAGGACAACTGCGTCCAGAGATAACAGAAGCTCGTGTGCATGAAGACATGAATCTTAAGAAGAAAAGTTTTGCAGGTAGTTGGGAAGGACGCTTTGGCACAGAAGAATATGAAGCAGTTATGGCCTGTAGAAAAGATGTCGCATTAACCATTGACTGGGAAAACGGCAAGTCAGACACTATGAGTGCCGCAGAGATTTACAAATTAATTTTTGACAGCCATACTCCTTGGATGTTGAGTTCAAATGGCACAATCTTTACACATGAATTTGAAGGAGTTATTCCAGGTATTCTTAAACGCTGGTATGCAGAACGTAAAGAACTACAAGCACAACTTAAAAAAGCAAAAGAAGCAGGTAATGATATTGAAGTAGCATTCTGGGACAAGCGACAGTTAGTTAAGAAGATTAACTTGAACAGTTTGTATGGTGCTATTCTAAATCCAGGTTGTAGATTCTTTGATAAACGCATCGGACAATCAACTACACTAAGCGGTAGAACTATTGTAAAACACATGAGTGCCGAAGTAAACAAGGTTATTACAGGCGAGTATGATCATGTAGGTAAAGCAGTTATCTATGGAGATACAGACTCTGTGTATTTTAGTGCATATCCTATTCTTGAAGAACAAATTCAAGCAGGAAAAATACCATGGACTAAAGAAAATGTTATCACACTGTATGATCAAGTTGCTGAAGAAGCAAATACCACATTTGAAAAGTTTATGGCTAAAGCATTTCACTGTCCAAAGAGTCGTGCAGAAGTAATTGCTGCAGGTAGAGAAATTGTTGCTGAGTCAGGTTTGTACATCACTAAGAAACGTTATGCGGCTCTTGTGTATGATATTGAAGGATTTAGAACAGATGCAGATGGACCAGGCAAAGTAAAAGCAATGGGTTTGGACTTGCGCCGTTCAGACACTCCTGTGTTTATGCAAGAGTTCCTAAGTGAAATTCTACTAATGGTGCTAAAGGGTCAAGAAGAAAAAGATATACTTGACCGTATTACAGAGTTTAGACGTGAATTTAAAGAACGTCCAGGTTGGGAAAAAGGTTCGCCCAAACGTGCAAACAAAATTGGACACTATCAGCGTCTTGAGCAGAAGCAAGGCAAAGCAAACATGCCAGGACACGTAAGAGCAAGCATCAACTGGAACACACTCAAGCGTATGAACGGTGACAAGTACTCGCAAGAGATCGTAGACGGTATGAAAGTTATTGTATGCAAGCTCAAACAGAATCCACTAGGTTATACAAGTGTTGCATATCCAACAGACGAGCTTCGTTTGCCAGAATGGTTTAAAGAACTGCCGTTTGATGGTGATGCTATGGAGTCTACAATTATTGATAATAAACTAGATAACTTGATCGGTGTGTTGAAATATGATCTGGAAGATACAAAACAACACAATACATTCAATACACTATTTGATTTTGGAGAAGAATAATGAATCATTTTTTGTTCGATGTTGATGGTACTTTAACTCCTAGTAGAAAAAAAATAAATTCACAATTTGCAGTTTGGTTCTTGTATTTTGCACAAAATAATGCAGTAAGTTTAGTTACTGGTAGCGATAATCCTAAAACACTTGAACAAATTGGTCCTGAAATTTGTATGAGTGTTAACAAAATATATAATTGTAATGGCAACGATGTATGGCAGAAACAAAAAAGCATTTATACAAATCCTTGGAAAATTAGCAAAGAATTACGCAAATTTCTTGAGGATGAACTTGAATCAAGCGAATATAAAACAAGAACTGGTAAACATATCGAAGAACGTCCCGGGATGGTTAATTTTAGTATAGTAGGACGTAATGCAGATAAGGTTCAACGTAAAGATTATTTTTATTATGATATAGAGAGTGATGAAAGAATACATATAGCAGAAAGAATAAACAAAGCATTTCCTGAAGTAAGTGCTGTAGTTGGAGGAGAAACTGGCATTGACATTATTTCAAAAGGTAAAGATAAACGTCAGGTATTAGACGATATAAAAGAAGACAGAATCTTTTTCTTTGGTGACAGAATGGATCCAGACGGTAATGATTTTAGTTTAGCATATGCAGTGAAAGAAGCAGGCGGCGTTGCTAAACAAGTGAAAAGTTGGCGAGACACTAAAGAAATATTAGAAAACTTTAGGCAAAGAGGAATAGCAAAATGAAAGTTGGATTTACTTGTTCAACATTTGATTTACTACATGCAGGACACGTTCAAATGTTACGTGATGCAAAAGATCAATGTGATTATTTAATTGTTGGACTACAATTTGATCCAAGCATAGATAGAAAAGAAAAGAATTCACCTATACAAACTATAGTAGAACGTTATACGCAACTAAAAGCAGTTAGTTATGTAGATGAAATTGTGCCATACTCTACTGAATCTGATCTTGAAGATATATTATCATTATATCCTATTAATGTAAGAATACTGGGCGAAGAATATCGAGACAAAGATTTTACAGGTAAAGATATTTGTCGTAAAAGAGATATAGATATCCATTTTAACAAAAGAGATCATCGTTTTAGTTCAACTGATCTAAGAAACAGAGTTTGTAAATGATTAAAAATTGGTCTGTAAAAGATATCAAAACAGAAATAAACAAAATAGTTTATGCCGCAAATGATAAACTTATGGACGGATTTGTAACTTTTGGTTGTAAACAAGATTTATATCGCATACTTTGGCACTGTGAAGATGCTTTAGAAAAATGCAGTTCATACGAAGGTGAAGAAGAATTTGTCAAAAAAAGAGAACAAAAAAAATTGTTAAAAATTTTAGGCAAAAAGGAAGATAAATGAAAATACTTATAGCAGGATATGGCTTTGTAGGCAAAGCACAAGAATTAGTTCTCAAAGGTTATCATGATGTGGAAATACACGACCCTTACAAGGGGTATGAAAGCGAATGGTTGAATGTTGATGCTGTTATAATAAGTGTTGCTACTCCTCCTAAGCAGTACGGTGAATGTGACTATAGTAATGTTATTGATGTGCTTAACCAAACACCTGATGTACCTATTCTAATTAAAAGTACAATTAGTGTAGAGGCATGGAGAGAAATTAAAAAACAATTTCCTAACAAACAGATTTGTTTCTCGCCTGAGTTTCTGCGTCAAGCAACTTGGGAAAAAGATGCGTTTGCTAAAGACTTATGGATAGGTGGTAATTGTACAGCATTTTGGAGTGACATATATTTAGGTGCTATGGGTAAAATTAATATTCACATAGAAACACCAGAATCTCTTGTAGCGGCAAAAGCACTACGCAATAGTTTTTTAGCACTAAAAGTTAGTTTCTTTAATCAAATCTATGATTACTGTGAAGATCAAAACCTAGATTACGAAGCAGTGGCAAATGCTGTTGCGTCAGATGAAAGAATAGGATTTAGCCACACAGGTGTAACAGAACAACGTGGGTTTGGTGGACACTGTTTTCCAAAAGATGTTATAGCAACTGTACGTTCTGCACAAAGTTCCGGTAGAAGATTTACTCTGCTCGAAGAAGCTATCAATTACAACAACAGCGTGAGGAAAGAATAATGCACATAATGCTCACAGGACATAGAGGCTTCATAGGAAGTCATCTTTTAGAAAGGCTGAAAAAGAATCATAGCATAGTGGGTTTTGATCTAGAAGATGGATGGGATCGAGATAAACTAAACAACAGTCAAGATTTGCTAACATGTGATCTTAAAGAAGAATTTGATTTAATAATACACTTGGCTGGAAAAAGTGGTGTAAGAGAAAGCATAAATGATCCTGCAGGATACTGGCGTAATAATGTAGAAGTAAGTAAGAGACTGTTCGAACGGTATCCTAACACAAGAATACTTTATGCAAGTTCAAGTAGTGCATATGAACCACATCTTAACCCTTATGCGGCAAGCAAATATATTGTAGAAGAAGCTGCAGCATGTTATCCTAATACCTTAGGAATGAGATTCCACACAGTTTACAGTGACAATCCGAGAGCAAACATGTTCCTTGCTAAATTCTTCAATGGTGGACTTGAATATGTTACAAATCATTATAGAGATTTCATACACATAGAAGATTTATGCGATGCAATAGAGATTCTCATGCAAAGTAAGTACACTGACACAGTAGACATAGGCACAGGAGTTCCATTTAGAGTCCGTGACTTTGCGCCAGACTTGCCCATTCGTCTAAATACCCCACATGAGCGAGAATGGACATGTGCAAATATGGAAAAATTAAAGTTTTTAGGCTTCAAACCTAAATATAGTATTGAAAAATACTTGACAAAACCCAAGCAAGACAATATAATAAACTTAACTATAGGAGAACACGAATGAAAGATATCTTACAAGACGTAGTCGCACACACACATGCACTGGGCTTTCTCAGCCTTGTTAAAGTCACTGGCGAAGACACTACAACAATTGAATCAATGGCAGAGGATCGCTCTGTAATTTTAACAGCAACCACACAATCAAAAGTTGCAGATGGTACATTTGGTATGCCTAACTTAGACAAGTTAGCATTGCATTTGAAAAACCCAGAATATCAAAAGGATGCAAAAATTGATGTTGTCAATCAAGAACGTAATGGTGAAAGTATTCCAACACACATTCACTTTGAAAACGCAACAGGTGATTTCCAAAATGACTATCGCTTTATGAACAAACAGATTATTGAAGAAAAACTAAAAAGCGTAAAATTCAAAGGTGCAAGTTGGGAAGTTTCATTTTCGCCAAGCGTAGCCGCAATTGGTCGTATGAAACTACAAAGTGCGGCGCACTCAGAAGAGCCTACATTTAATGTAAAAACTGAAAATGGTGATCTTGTGTTTAGTTTCGGTGATGCAAGCACACACGCAGGTTCGTTTGTATTCGAAGCAGGCATTGAAGGTTCGCTAAAACATACATGGGCTTGGCCAGTAGCACAAACACAGGCTATTCTAAGTCTTGATGGTGATATTAAAATGAGCATTTCAGATCAAGGTGCAATGCAAATTACAGTAGATTCAGGTATGGCTGAATACAATTATATCCTTCCAGCACAGAGCAAATAGTATGAACAGTGATCTAACAGCATCACAAAAAGATTATGCAATATTCTTGCCCGCACTAAGTGGCTTTTATGCTACATTTGTAGGCAAGCAACGCAGAGAAGAATACGTAGAGTATAATCGTGTTCCTAAACATTGGACCAACGGTGTTGAAAGTGGCAACTGGCTCAACAGAGACAAGAGCTTATTTCAATATCAATGGAGTTTGTATTCAGCAGGACATGCTGAACTTGACATTAACAAAGACTCAGCCAAAGAAGACATGGTTCGAGATAGAAATCGAGAAACTAGTTGGTTGTTGGGTGATTCAGGTGGTTTCCAAATTGGTAAAGGTGTTTGGGAAGGTGACTGGAAAGATCCTAATTGTCCTAAAGCAATGAAGAAAAGAACACAAGTTCTTAGTTGGATGGATGCTTATATGGACTATGGTATGATACTTGATATTCCTGCTTGGGTATCGCGTTCTCCAGCTGGTGCAAAAGCAACAGGAATTGACAACTATCAAGATGCTGTAAATGCCACACGCATTAACAACGATTACTTTATGAAGAATCGCAGTGGTGCTTGTAAGTTCCTTAATGTTCTCCAAGGAGAAAATCACGCTGACGCAGAAGATTGGTATCAGCAGATGAAGGACTATTGCGATCCTAAGAAATATCCAGGCACACATTTTAACGGTTGGTCAATGGGTGGTCAGAACATGTGTGACGTACATCTTGTGCTTAAAAGGTTAGTTGCACTTCGTTTTGATGGATTACTTGAAAAAGGCATACATGACTTTATGCATTTCTTGGGTACTTCAAAACTTGAATGGGCTACTCTACTAACTGATATTCAAAGAGCAGTAAGGAAATATCACAATGAAAACTTTACTATCACATTTGATTGTGCTTCGCCTTTCCTCGCAACCGCTAATGGACAGATCTACTGTGAACTTGAGACTCAAGACAGAACTAAGTGGGTGTATCGAATGGTTCCGAGCATCGATGACAAGGCATTATCAACAGACACAACACCGTTTGGACAGGCTTTTGTAAGAGAAGGCAAACACAGTAGTTTCAAAGATTCACCAATAACGCAAGGATTAATGGCCAAAGATGTGTGCATCTATGCGCCAGGTGATCTAAATAAAATAGGCAAAGAAGGTAAAACTTCTTGGGATAGTTTTTCATACGCTATACAGATGGCACACAATGTTTGGAGTCACATAGATGCAGTACAAGAAGCCAACAGGCAATACGACAGCGGAACTTATCCAGCGATGCTTGTGGACGAGTCCTTTGACAGGTTATTTTTTAGAGATGTTGTTGAAGCAATATTCGCAACAGACAGCAGAGACGAAGCAAACGCTGTAATCGAAGAGTTTTCAAGATTCTGGATGTCAATTATTGGCACTAGAGGAGCAACAGGAAAGAAAACAGTAAACGCAAGCACACAGTTTGCAAATTTATTCGAGGAGGTATAAAAATGGCAACAGGACGTAAATCTAAAAATTCAAATAGATTAAAAAATATGCACGATTATCTGCATAATAAAGTTGAAGAAGTAGAAAAAGAACGCTTAAGAGATCGTTCTTATAATCACAAAATAAATCTTGTTGAATTAAAAAAACAAAAACTTGCTCTAAAGGATCAACTAAAAAATGAATAGAAATTACGAAACAGGTGAATCTGCAGATGTACGTTACTTTGTAGGCGTAGAAGTTGAAAAAACTCCTGCATATGGTATGCAAACTCTATTTATTGTAGGGTTTGAAAATCCTGATACTATTGTAGAAATGGCTGAAAAGAACAACTGTAAACACATTTTCTTTGGTGCTAATCATTCTTACAATCCTCATAAAACAGATGATTGGGAAGATTGGGAACAGATGATACAGCCTGTGCTTGATAAAGGATATCTTGTAAGCCTTGATATTCCGCTTGATGCTTGTAAAGAATTTCATGATGGAGCTCTTTGCGAATATGATAATTTTATCCCACAAATTCGTGTTCCATTGCCTTACACGAAACTTTGGAACTACAATACAATGGTTAAAATTGATGATGTAGATTTTAAGGCAACTAACCCAGGTGTTTGGTGTCATAGTTTGCACGATTTAATGGACAGAGAAAAGTTCACAGATTGGAGCAAATATGGTCTTGACAAACCCATTGAAAGGTAGTATATTATAATGACACAAGAACGTTACTATGAAGGTATGTTAAGAATGATGCGTGAAGAAGACAAAGTAAATTACATGCAGAATAAGGTAAATAGATCCATATGGGTAACTTTTCGTAAGGAGGGGATACACAAGTATCCGGCAGCAATAGATGATCCAAAATTGGCAACAGGTGGTTGGGATGACGTGTCGTTTCTTGGCTATCCTCATCGTCACATTTTTCATTTCAGGGTGCGTATCGAAGTGTTCCACGACGATAGGGATATCGAATTCATCCAATTCAAACGCTGGCTCGAAAGACTCTACTCAGGACAATCAAACTCTACAGGAACAGATAGTGAAGGAAGTACGGGAGCGAGCTCAACCGACAGTGAAGTGCTCCTTTTAGATTACAAATCGTGTGAAATGATCGCAGACGAATTGTACGCAAAGATTTCTGCAAAGTACCCAGGCCGCTTTGTTGAAATTGATGTCGCCGAAGATGGCGAAAATGGCTGTTCAATATTTTATCCAAATCCAAAAAGTGTATAAGGAATTTAAAATGGCAATCGAATTCAATCGTGAAGCTTATAATAAAGTATTTGCGGATCTTGAATCATTCAAAGATTTTTGCAGATTTGAAGGTTTTGTTTTTAACGAAAAGTGTTTGTATAAGAAAGGCGATACTGTTTGGGAACAATATCAACAGTTCCAAAAAACTGGTCGTGTTAGACCACGTAATAACAAAAGTAGGAACTTTAAAAAATGATTTATATTGTAGACATCGAAGCAGTAGATACACGCTACACTAAGCAATGGAAAGAGCATCTTCCTCGTCAACTGCAACGAGCTACAAATCAAGAAGTCACTGTGATAAGCGGAGGAAATACTCCTCAGGCTACTACGCCTGGGGCTTTCCTTAACTTTGGTGGTACTAATGTTTACAAAAGTAAACAGTTAGAACAAATAGGAGAAATGATCTGTGCAGGAACTATTAAGGACGGTGATTATTTTCTCTATACCGATGCCTGGAATCCTACAGTTATACAACTACGCTACATGGCAGAGTTACTTGGTGTTGATGTTCGCATTGGTGGCTTGTGGCATGCTGGTAGTTATGATCCACAAGATTTTTTAGGCAGGCTAATTGGTGATAAACCTTGGGTCCGAAATGCAGAGCGTAGTATGTACGAATGTTTCGATGACAATTTTTTTGCTACTGACTTCCACATAGATTTGTTTGAAAAATCATTTAGAGAGATTATGGTAGAGCATGAACCAATTCGTGTTGGTTGGCCTATGGAGTATTTACGTAACAGCTTAAACATGTATAAAAACATGGATAAAAAAGACATTATACTCTTTCCACATCGTATTGCTCCAGAAAAGCAAGTTGAAATATTTCGTGACTTACGCACACACCTTCCACAGTATGAATTTGTAGTGTGTCAAGAACAAAGTCTAAGTAAAAACGAATATCATAACTTACTAGGAGAAGCAAAACTTGTGTTCAGTGCTAACCTACAAGAAACACTTGGTATTAGTTGGTATGAAGGCGCACTTGTAGATGCTATTCCTATGGTTCCGGATCGTTTAAGTTATTCAGAGATGGCGCTTCCTGAGTTTAAATATCCAAGTCAATGGACTGAGGATAACACTTCTTATGTAAAGTATCGCGGAGAACTTATGAAAAAAATAGTTGATTATATGGACAACTATGAAGATTATTTGCCAAGTATTCACAAGCAAGTAAACAAATTAAGCAAAGATTTTTTCTCAGGTCAAGCATTATATGAGGTATTAAAAGATGTCAAATGACAAAAATGCAGAACAAATGGAATTGGACTTAGGACTTAATGATGGAACATTCTCAGTAGATGTAAGTAGTTTTTCTAATAACGATTACTATTATAATGGTGGTACTATTACACTTAACACAGATGTGTTAGATACAGGTGATTTTAGTATTAGTGAGGATACATTTACAATCAACACTAGTTTTGAAGAATGGATAGACACTATGCCAAGCATGCATAAGATCAAAGGCATGTGTGAACAGTATCCTGCATTCCAAAAAGAGTTTGAAAAATTCAAGCAGATGTATAATTTAATCAAGGATGATTATGAGGCAAATAATGAAGATGACATTCCTTTCTAAAATAATGGACAAGCTCGGCAGACGTCGAGTTATTACTGACAGAGACGGAAAGGTTCCATACCTTATCCGTTATTATCTATTTTTAAAAGAACGCAAACGCTTTCCTTTTAACATAACACTACACAAAGTTCTTGTAAGCGATGAACCTACACTACATGATCATCCATGGGGTTATGCTACATTTATTCTCAAAGGTGGTTACTGGGAACACATTCCTATTATTAGTAAAGAAGGTGCAGTAGTAGGAAGCACAAGAGTATGGCGTGGACCAGGACATTTCCGTAAGCGTTCAGCAGATGACTTGCATTGGTTAGAACTTGAGAAAGATGCAGATGGTAATGAAATTCCTTGTTGGAGTTTGTTTTTCATGGGACGCAAAGTAAAAGAATGGGGATTTATGCGTTTTGTTCATGCAAACAAAGTTGACAACATGCACGATGCAGGATACCGTTGGATTCACAATGAAGAATATCTTGCAAGAGGAGCGAAAGGCGAATGATTAAGAAACATTATTATACCTGGACAGACGTAGAACGTATGTGTATCAGCATTGTTAATCAAATGTATAA